GGTCGTCAGGTCGGGCGCATGTGACCGCACCTCGGCCTCAATGCGCGCAAGGATAGGGTCGATCTGTGCGCCCCCATCCCTGAACATGGCGACAATATCGGTGCCGCCTTCCGTGATCAGTGCGAGTTCGGTTGTCATTGCAATATTTCCTGTGTTGAGTTGCATCAGATATTCCAACCGGCGTCTTGGAACTTTTGCCACACGGCCCGGACACGCTGCACATCATCGCGGCAGTATTGCGCGATTTCATCGTGCCGCCCATCGGCCCACGCCTGCGCAACCTGAGAGCCGTCAAGCCCATCGCCCTTGCCCGGTATGCCGAGAGCGGCGCAAAGGTTATCAAGGCTTATTGTGCCGCGCGCGCCAGCCCATGCCGTCATTGTGTCAAACATCTTGCCGTCCCACGGCTTAGGGTCGCGCGGGATGCAAAGCGGTATCTTGACGCCAAGCACAACGGCACGGCACAAGATAAACCGCAGATCAAACCCGCCGATGTAATGCCCGACAAACTGGCTTCGGGTGTGGTCGCGCAACACCCCGAAAAATGCCCGGATCACATTAGCCTCATCACCGGCAACCCGCGCGTGCGCAGCGTCGATTTCATCATTATCAACAGCCCATCCGATTGTGCAGATTTGGCCGTGCGCCGGATCAAAGCTGGTTTTGGCCAAGGCGTCAAGCGCTGCAGCCTCGCGGTTTTCATCCATCCAGGCGGCAATGGTTTCCGGCTTTTTGTGAGTGCCCGGCGCTTTCACCTCTGCCCGGAACTTGTCCAGAAGCGCAGGGTTTTGCGATGGGATGGTTTCAATGTCTAGAAAGATGGTGTTTTGCGGCATGTCTGTTTCTCCATTTTGCCGCTTGACACTACATGACAAATCAGGGACAAACAAGGGACAAAACATGACAGGTGAAAAATGGCGAAAATTGAAATCAGGCTTTCGGACGGCGAAAAGGCTTCGCTGCGCAAGCTGTCTGACAACGAAAAACTTGCGCTTTCAACATGGGCGCGCGTGACCCTGCTAAGGATTGCAGAAAAGGCAAGTGCGCAAAATGGGCGCTAACTCACGCAACAAGGGCAGCGGATTCGAGCGCGCCATTGCGCGCGACCTAGAGGCGATCACTGGCGTTCAGTTTGAGCGCAACCTTGAACAAGTGCGCAGCGCCGCGCAAGGCGACCTGACGCCAAGCGACCCTGCGTTCCCGTTCCTGATCGAGTGCAAGAGATACGCCACTGGCACGAATTGTCTGTCAGCTTGGAAGGTGCAGGCCAGCGCGGCGGCGGCAATATCTGGCAAGGTTGCTGCGGTAATTTTCAAGTTTGACCGCCAGCCAGTTCGCGTAGCGGTTCCATTGGCATCGCTATGCGCGGGCGCTGATCATACAGAATGGGCGGAAATAACACTTGCCGGCCTAGCCTATGTCGCTCAAGAAATGATGGCGGCAAATGTTCAAGATTGATACAGGCGAGCAGTTTCAAAACATTCTACCGCAGGCATCAGCGGTTGATGCGACAATGGATATCTGCATTAGAACCTTGGCGCAGTCCAATCGACTTGTGCGCAAGATCACAGAGGCTGTTGAGGCGCATGAATGTGCGGAACGACTTGCAGAATATTGGGCGTCAGAGGATTTGACGCTTGACGCGCTGCACCTTTTTGACGCCAATATCACACCTCACCTAAACGACATATACGAAGGACATCGCGCCGCACTGATACACGGCGGCGCACATCAATCCGCGCAAGCGGTTCCGCATCGGACGGTCTCCGGTATTCCAAACGCCCAATCTGGCAACACTGACAAGGATCAAAACAATGGCTTTTGAAATCGACACAGGCAACAGCGTATCAAACGGCCCGTGGCTGCAATGGTCGGCACGAGGAACGCAAGACGGGTCAATTTCGCCCAAATCGTTCTACCTTCGCGAAGGCAGCGACAAGACACCTTTCGCGGGCTTCAACACCGGCGTCGTGCTTGACATTGAAAAGATGAAAACCGGCTGGCAAAGGTCGGAAGGTGTCATTGGGCAGGCCCCGGACTGGAAGTGGAACGCAACCGTTTCTTACATTCAACCAAAGCCGGGCGAGGACTTCAAAAAAGGCTTTTCAATCCCCTGCGCTATCGGCGGCGGCAACGCCGCAACATGGGAACAGGCTGGCGCGGCTACTTGGAATGCGTTTATGGGACTTGTTCCTGGGTTGCAACAGCAGCCTGCGCCGAACATGCTTCCTCTGGTAAAGATTACCGGAACGAAGTTTCAGCAGTTCAAGCGGGGCAGCACGGTCGAGCCTATCCTTGAAATCATCAAGTGGGTTCCGCGCCCGGACTGCCTGAAAGAAGGCGCGGCGGCTGGCGTTGCGGTTGAAGCAATGGCACAACCTGCGCCACGGCCAGCGCCGAAACCCACCCCGCAGCCGATCCCAGACGACGCGGAGTTCTGACCGCCAAACCATAAGGACAACCCAAGCCGCGCCTCAATTCCGGGGCGCGGCGTTTTAAATAGAGGCACGCAAAGCAATGCAGCTTTACGCAAATCACGAAGAAGACGAAAGAAACAACGCCGCGTTTCTTTACGTCATATCGCAATTCCCTCAAGTTAAACTATTCCAACCTTCACCAGAAAAAGCCCCTTGGCACTTTCAGGCTGTAATAAACGGAGACACTCCGCAGCTTATAAACTTCTGGCCCCATACACTTAAGGGTCAGCGCGACGGCCTTCGATCCGTTCAAGGCGTCGAAGCAATTAGCGGCATTATTCTTGGTGCAATAGAAGACGCCAACGAAAAGCCTTTCGATCTGTTTGAGGATTGAAAGGAATGGCCATGCACGACGAACAAATCGCACCAGACCGCGACGCAATAAAGCGCGACCTTGAATACATGGTGCGCAGGTGGGGCGAATTAGATCAGCCCGTAATGTTTGAACTTAGAGCCTTTGGAGAAGGCAAAAAACCGCATCACGCCCGCTTCGATCCAGACTGGATAAATGAGGCGGTCGATTGGGCCGTTTCAATGAATGGCCACGGCTTGAACGTCTATGTCGTCAGGAACCCCGTGCGGATTACGGCAACAGGAGCCGCCAAAGATACTGATATTGTGGCGGCGTTCTTTGTTTGGGCAGACTGTGACGACCCGGCCAGCGCAGGCAACGTCCACAGGTTTGACGGCCCTAAATGGAACGCCGCAGTAACAACAGGCCGGACGCCTTCAACTCGCGTGCATGTCTACTGGGAACTCGAAGAACCGTGCATTAACCTAGACGCATGGCGGCAAATGCAAATCGACATCGCCGCGCACTTTCGGTCTGACCCCGTGGTCATCAATCCAAGCCGGATCATGCGAGTCGGAGGAACGGTTGCATTCCCAGACACCAAAAAACAGGCAAAAGGCTATACGTCAGAAGTCGCCACGATCCGCACTGAATATGACGACGAGCGCGGGGCGGTGTCTTTTGAGCAGATGCGCCGCGTATTCCCTAAGGCAACAGCACAGGCGGCGCATGGGGCCGGGTTTGATATAGACATGGGACCCAAGCCGCTAGACCGCGACAGGGCTGTCATACAGGCCCTGAGCGGGCAGGAGTGGCATCACGCCGTAATAAGGCTTGTAGCATCCTATGTCAGTCGAGGCCTTTCAGACGGCGAAATACACGCCCTTACAGACCCGCTAACGCTTGGCGGTTACACAGTCGAGCAAACGCAGCAAGAGGTGCAGGTCGCAATCGAAGGCGCGCGGCGCAAGGGATGGACGCCAGCAACAGAGCAAACCCGCCACACGCCTAATTTTGATCACTCGCCAGCCCCTACGCCGTCCAACCCAGAGCCAAAGGCCCAAACATGGGCAGTGCAAACCGCGCATGATTTTACCTCTGATTTTGTCGCGCCGGAATATGTGATCGAAGGCGTGGCGCAGCGTGGCAGGCTCTACACCCTAACCGCACCGACCGGCAGCGGCAAAACCGCAGTCATGCTTTACGCCGCAACAGCCATAGCAACAGGAATGCAGTTTTGCGGTCTGGAAGTCGAGCCTGGCGACGTGCTGTTTCTGGCAGGTGAAAACCCGGATGACGTGCGCGCCCGCGTTATCGCAACGCTGGAATTTTATGGGGTGCAATCGGATCAATGCCGCCTGCACTTCATTTCAGGCACGTTCAACATTCGTGAGGATATGGAACGCCTGAAATCAGAGGCGGCAAAACTGCCAAACCTGATCTTGATCGTGGTCGACACCTTCGCAGCATACTTCGACGGCGAAGACGAAAACAGCAACGCTCAGGCTCTGGACTTCGCCCGCGTCGTTCGCAGCCTTACGATGATTGAAAGCAAGCCCGCAGTCATCATGCCCGCCCATCCGGTCAAAAACGCCACGCGCCAGAACCTCGCACCAAAAGGCGGGTCTAGCCTTGTGAACGAAGTTGACGGCAACCTGACCCTCTGGAACAGCGACGGCCTGATAACAATGCACTGGCAGGTAAAGCATCGCGGGCCGGAATTTGAACCGCTTATGTTAGAATTGAAGCGGTATGAATGCGAGCAAATCAGGGACCGGAAAGGCCGCATAATGCCAACCGTCTTGGCGCAGCCTGTCCTAACCATGCGCGCGACACAGATCGCCCGTGAAACAATGACCCTAGAGGATCGTATTCTACTGGCCATAAATGATGACCCCGGCGCATCCAAAGCCACCAGAGCGGCGGCGCTGGAAGTTCCAGCGTCACGGTATCAGCGCGTCATCCAAAAACTGGCGCAGCAAAAACTGATCCGCAAATTCCGCAACAAGTGGGAACTGACAAAGGACGGGCAACGTGCCGTCGATGAAATATCCTCGGGCGAAACACAGCCCCCGGACCTCGAATAATGGCCGGTCCAGACCGGACTGAAAAGCGGACCGTGCAAGTGCAGCATTTTAGCTATGTCTTTGAAAACATGAAACAAAAAGCGGACCAAAAAAACAGCCAAAACCATGAAATTTTGGTCCGGTTTTTGTGCTTTGTTATCAACGGTTTAAGCATAAATGCAGTTTTGGTCTGGACCGGACCGGTCCAAGCGGACCAAATCGGACCAAAATCGCGGAAGTCTTTGATAATAATAATCAAAAAGCGGACCAAAACTGGACTGAATTTGGACCGCGCACAATCTTGGACCGCTACCCACGGTCCTTTAGGACCGGGGGCGAGAGTGTCTGTGAACTGAACTGAACCAAAAAGGATATTCGATATGGCAACTATCAATCGGCCCAAAAGACAGCGCGCCGGAGACCGCCTGACCAACCCCGGCGCATCGGCTTCGGAAATTTCCTGCGATCATGCCGTTGCCCCGTTTGACCGCGTGGCGCGCGAAATGGAACAAGCGTGGGGGATCGAAAAACTTCCGGAACTGGTCAGCCCGGCCACCGCCGCAAAATACGGGTCGGCAATGGCAAAGCTGAACGCATCCATCGCAGCAGGCTCGCCAGAGGAATGCGCTACACGCGCGGCGGTCTGCATTCGTGGTTTACAGGCAATGGACGCCGAAGCGCGCGCCTCTGGCCACCAGTCCACGCCAGACGGCTTTTGGATGCACGAGCAAAACGGCGATACGATCATCATCGCCCGAGACGCGCGCGACTGGAAGGCAATCGAGGCCATGCACCCCGGCGTTGCGATATTCTCAATGACTGAGGTTGCAAACGCTCTGGAAGCATACGGCAAAACCGTGATGGCCGTTAAGCGTGAATTTGCAGGGTCCAAGATCGCAGCGTCTAGAAAAGTTGAAGGTGATGGCGACATGGATGGGGACATACCGTTTTAGTCCCGCGTTATTTTCCGCCAAGCTCATTTTCCCCCTTGCATCGGCGCTGCGCATAGCGCATAGTGAGCGCATTGAAACGGCGAGAGCCACAAACGGGGAATAGGACAAGCGGCATGAGTGATTTTAACATTGAAATGAAGGTCAGAAATGGCAGGCTGTTGCGCATGATCCGCGCAAAGCATGGAACAGCCGCCGAATTTGCAAGGGCCAGCGGAGTGCATCCGACAGTAATATCAGCATATCTCAGTATGAAAATAACACCCTTGCGAGTTACCGGAGAATGGTCAAAGTCTGCATTTGACGTTTCAAGCGCACTCCATTGCGAGCCAGAGGATATTTGGCCGACACACTTGCAGCGGTTTAAGATGAAAACAAACACCGCAGAAGTTGAACTTTCTGCGGCGCAGCTTACCGTTGACGGACCAAGCGCAAAACTTGCGATGATAGAAGCCGTAAAGGTGCTTGGCGGCACGCTTACAGCGCGCGAAGCAACCGTTCTTTCGATGCGGTTCGGCGGCGCAACATTGGATGATGTTGCAAAAGAGTTTGCGCACGTGACCGCAGCTCGCGTTAGGCAAATCGAAATGAAGGCTATTCGCAAGATGAAAGGTCAAACCCGCGTCAAGAGGATCAGCGCAGAAATGGCCTTATCATGACCCCCGCAGCCTTCAAAGCCGCCCGCCTATCCCTCGGCCTGACAGCCGCGCAATCCGCGCCGCTGTTCGGCCTCGGCGATCCGGCGCGCATATTCAACATCGAGGGCGCAAATTCGGCGGCTGTCCCGGCATGGCACGGCCTGCTGATGCAGTCATATATTGCAGGATACCGGCCCGCTGACTGGCCACCACACGCCGCGCCCATCGCGGCCAAGCAAGGGGACACCAAGCCATGACCCACCCATACTTTCAAACTTACGCGCCCCTCGCAACCAAATACGAGCGGCAGATCGCCCGCGAAATCCGCGCGCATCGGATGCGAGAGGTCAAAGCGCCCGGACCAAACCCACAAGGCGTAGGCAGGCCCGCATCTGACAAATCACTCGTTCTGGCGCTATTCCTGCCTGGCGTGAGGCTAACAATCGCAGACGTTGCCAAGCGCACGGCAATTCCCCCTCGTGCCGTGATCCGCGCCCTGAGCCGCCTCAACCGCAACGGCGAAATATACGTTTGCGGCAAGGCGCGGAACGGCGTGAACGTCTACGCCGCGCCGGATCACAGGAGCGACGATGCGAAAATCCTTCACGCATTGCGCGATGGCAGGGAGCGGCTGGCGTCTGAGATTGCGCCACTTGTAGGTAAGACCCCGTGTGAAGTGTCAAAGGCCATGGTGCTTCTAGTAGCGTCGAGGAAGGTCGCCGCTAAACGTATGCCGGGCACGTGGGCTAATACGCGCGGGTATCAATTAGCGTGACTGGCCGCGCTATGCCAGCGGTAATGCGGACAGTGCCGGGCGTGGCAATACTGATTTAAGCCCAAACGACGCAAGCGACACGAGGGGACTTTTGGCCACGTTCTCCGCCCCGAGGTGTCGCACACGGCGCTTAGTTGCGCGGATTGATGGAATGGGGTAGGCTTCGCATATGGTCAAAAGGACGCCAGAAATTATTGACGAAATCCTTGGGCGTGTCGCCAAGGGTGAAAGCATTAACAAGATTTGCGGTAAGGACCGCGACGATTGGTTGCCGTCTCAGGCTGCATGGCATCAATGGTTATGTGATGACGCCGATCTAGTTGAGAAATACGCGCGCGCATGCGAGGATCGGGCCGCTTGCATTTTCGAGGATATGCTAGACATTGCAGACGATGCACTGCGAGACTTCCGCGTGAGTGATAAGGGTCCAGTATTTGATGCTGAGCATGTGCAAAGGGCACGGCTTCGGATTGATACGCGCAAGTGGATGCTTGCCCGCATGGCACCCAAAAAATACGGCGACAAGATAGAAATCGGCGGGGCCGGGCCGGGGGGCGCGATTGTAACCCGCACAGCCCGCGACCTGACCGATGACGAACTTGCGGCGATGCTCGACAAGCCATGATCACGCCCCGAGATGCCGCCCGCGAACTGTTGGCAAGGCGTCATTCTAGAACGCGCCTGCTACCGTTTATTTTATACATGAACCCAGAATATATCGTGTCGCAGTTCGCTATTGATGTGTGCAAAGAATTAGAAGCGTTTTATGTTGCTGTTCAAAACGGCGAAAGGCCAGTTCTAGTATTTGAAGCGCCGCCGCAGCATGGCAAATCGGAAATCGTAAGTCGTAATTTATCCGCGTGGCTATTCGGGCAAAACCCTAACCTATCTATCGGGGGGCTTTCTTATGGCAGTGACCTTGCCGCAGACATGAATAGAGATGTTCAACGCATCATGCTTTCAGAAAGATACAAGCGCGTCTTTCCCGATTCCGCCCTAAACGCGCGTCGTGTGGTCACGCTTGAGGTCGAGGCAAAGCGTAACTCAGAGACGTTTGAGCTGGTCGGGCACGCTGGCAAATATGTTGCGCAAGGCGTAGGGGGGCCGTTGACAGGCAAGAGCCTGGACATAGGTATCATTGACGATCCGGTTAAAAACTCACAAGAGGCTCTATCTCCAACTGTCAAAAGCGGTGTGTGGAATTGGTATCAGTCAACATTCAAAACCCGACTATCTAAAAACAGCGGCCATATCATCATGGCAACACGATGGGCATTAGACGACCTTTCCGGGCGCGTTATTGAATCGGACCCGCGCGCGCGCAGAATCACGTTCAAGGCTGTTGATGATGATGGCAACGCCCTTGTGCCGGAATTGCATCCGATAGAAAAGCTGATGGAAACCAAGGCCGGAATGAGTAGCTTTTTTTGGTCTGCAATGTATCAGCAAGCGCCTGTCCCTATCGGTGGAAATATATTCCGCGCCGACTGGTGGCAATATCTTGACACAGCCCCGCCTATCGAGTGGCGCTCCATCTATGCCGACACAGCGCAAAAAACTAAGGAAATGCACGACTATTCCGTTTTTCAATGCTGGGGCCGGTCACGCGCGGGGCAGGCGGTATTGCTGGACATGGCGCGCGGCAAATGGGAAGCGCCGGAATTACTGGAACGCGCCCGCCAGTTCTGGGCTAAGCACAAAATGACAGAAGGGCAAGGCGCGCTTAGGTCAATGAAGGTCGAGGATAAATCGAGCGGCACGGGGTTAATACAGCAGCTAAAGCGTGAGGGCGTGCCGGTCCTGCCGATCAAGCGCAACGTCGACAAGATCACAAGGGCCTATGACGCCGCTCCGTCTATTGAAAGCGGCAACGTGATCTTGTTGCGGGGCGTGCCGCACCTGTCAGACATGATGGCTGAGGCCGAGGCGTTTCCAAACGCTACACACGACGACACGCTTGATCCGATGATGGACGCAATCTCAGACATAATGCAACCGCCGTCTGCACCCCGTGTCCGGTCCCTATAGCGCGTGGCGCGTATCAGTGTTATGCTATAACAAAGCACCAGACAGGGCCGCGCAATGAATCTACTGAAACGATTGTTCGGAACGCAGGAAATCAAGCAGAGCACAACCGGGGCCGCTATGGTGATG